TGGCAAATTGCAGTAGATAGAAATACTCCTGTTTATGGCGGGGCTTCAAATGATATTAATTTTTACAATGGTACAAGCACTATTTTAAGGCTTGCTTACTCTACAGGAGCAGCTACATTCTCAAGTACCTATGGTAATGTTTTATTTAAGGGAACAAGTGCTTCTACAATGTGGACAGAGTATTATTACAATACATCTACATTATTAGGATATATAGGTGGTGGAAGTGGTATATTAAGCGGTGCTGCAAGTTCTGATTTTATATTTAGAAGTGAAGGAGCATTAGTTTATGCTGCGGGTGGAAACACCGAACGTATGCGCCTTACTTCAGCTGGTGAATTATGCGTAGGTAGAACATCGGCATACGGAGCAGGTTTCTTAGTAAACGTAGAAGGGAATATTTATGCAAGTGCAGCTATTGTAGCAGGTAGTAGTGTAACGGCAGGTACTCAATTTATTGGTAATAACAGTATAACAGACCCAACAGTAGGAATAACAAATGCAACTGTTTATGCGTTAAATGGTCCAAGTTCAAATAATACTTTTGGAATAGGTATCGGCGCGGTAAGAAATGGTGCTTATGATATGTGGTTTCAAACAGGTGCTATTAATGGTGGTGGATATAGATGGTATATTGGCACAAGTGAAAAAATGACAATGTCTTCGGGCGGTTCAGTTGGTATAGGTACTACATCGCCTGCTGCTGCATTACACGTTAAAAATTCAGCAGCTACAAATATTTATTTAGAAAGTACAGGTAGTGCAGTTTACCAACAATTAGTAAATTCAGGCGGAAGTGCATATATAGGCAGTAGTTCAAATGATTTATTGTTTCTTACTAACTCAGCAGGAAATGAACGTATGCGCATAACAAGTGGGGGGCAGATAGCAATGAATCAAAGCACAACCTATGGTGCTGAAACATTAGAAATTACAGGTCTTATATCGGGAAGTGCTCAATATGGAATTTTAATGAGCGGTAATCCTGCTTCTTATACAAACTACGCAATGAGATTTCATTATACAGGAGTTGCAATAGTTGGTTCTATAACTTTTAATACAACTTCAACTGCCTACAATACATCTTCAGATTACCGATTAAAACAAGACCTTAAAGATTTCAGCGGACTTGATTTATTAACTAAGATTAAGACATACGATTACGAATGGAAAGCAGACAAAACCCGTTCTTATGGTGTTATTGCTCACGAATTACAATCAGTTATTAACTATGCAGTAACAGGAATAAAAGACGGAAAGGAAATGCAGGGAGTAGATTATAGCAAAATAGTACCTGTACTAATTAAAGCAATTCAAGAATTAAACGATAAAATAAAATAATATGACAACTTTTAAATGGGTAATATCGCAAATGGACACCGCACCGAGCGAAGATGGTTTAACCGACGTAGTTAAGGTAGTGCATTGGCGTTATCAAGCAGAACAAGTAGACGGAGACAAAACTTACAATGCTGAGGTATACGGAGCGATGGCTTGTGCTACACCTTCAGACACGGACTTTACTGCTTACGAAAATTTAACTTACGAGCAAGTATGTGAGTGGTTAGTAGCAGGTAATGACGTAGATGCTATGCAGACAAACTTAGATACTCAAATTGAAAACCTTAAGAACCCGCCCATTGTAAATTTACCTTTGCCGTGGAATAAATAAAATCTATATATCTTTACCAAAATTTAAACAATGAAATACAAACAACTATTACAATTAGTAAGCAGCATCAATGTCGTTATCGGCAACCAGGACACAAAGACACAAAAGAAGCTTTTTAAGATTTATGAGAAGGTTAAAGCCTATCACGAAGATTATCAAGCAGAAGTTGAAATCTTGCGTTTAGACAATGCGCAGACAGACGATAAGGACTGCTTATTACTTGATGACAAAGGAAATTACAAGTACTCTAAAGAAGGCATTAAGAAGCTGACTAAAGATATTGAAGCCTTAAATGATAAAGAATTTGAATTTCAAATAATTAACGTAGTTAATCAATCTGGTTTACAAGATTTTACATTCTTACAAGATTGGGTTACTGGCGTAGAATTTAACAAACAAGAAGAAGAAGAATTATAATGGCAAATAATCACCAAGCAGACCAATCAACAATCGTTTCTTTGATTAGTGCTACTATTAGCATTACAAATATTCAACCACTATTCACATTGTTGGCGAGTTTGGTGGCTATTGTTTCAGGCACAATGGCTATCCGTTACTATTGGAAAATGACTAAGAAACTAAAATGAGATTAATACTTTTAGCCTTATTGCTTACTTCGTGCGCCTCAGTAAAGAAGGCATCGGAGAAATTAGATAGCACTGTTGTTAAAACTTTTGACTCGGTGCGTGTTGTCGTTTTTGATAGCGTAACTAAAATAGTAGAAAAAGAGGAATATTTTACCAAGACAATAACTTACTACGATACTTTGTGGCTTACTAAGGATAGTATGGTTACAGTACCTAAGTACACCGAAACGTATACAAGGGGTACAAAAGATAAGCAGACAGATAGTAAGCAGACCAAGACGGACTCAATGGCTCTAAATCGCACAGAAACTACCCAAATTTCGAAGATAACTAAAAATAAGGATAAGTCCTTTGGCGAATTTTATAAGGCTTTAATAGCGCTTATATTGATAATTACGCTAATCTTATTCTTTTGGAAACGTAAATAATATGGCAAAAGCAGCAAAAAGCGTAAACGTATCGGCTAACCCGTTACCAATTTCATTCAAAGAATTCAGTAAGAACCCAGTCGTGGGTATGCTATTTTTATGCATCTGCGGTATTAGTTACCTCTATATCGACAATGCAAAGGGTAACGAAAAGCAAGACGAAAAGATAGGTGCTTTGTACGAAATGGTGCGTAAGAGTGATAGCAGCAACGCAGCGAGTACGGCTCGTTTAGAAATGGCTATGGACTTAAAGGCTCTTAAAAGCTTTAAGTAATGCGGTATTTATTACTGGTTGCTTTGATAGGTTGCGGAACTAAAGCCGACAATAAAATCAAAGAGTTGCAAGACAAGGTAAAACAAAGCCAAGTGCAAAGTGATTCAGTGCAAGTGATGGCTTCTGAAGATAACAAAAAGGTAATTACGAAGACAGTTGAAACTATAGTTACTTTAAAAGAGGAAGTTAAAGAATTAAAAACGGAACTAAATGAAGTTAAGGCTAAATTGGATTCTGCTAATTCTGTCGATACTAATAGCACCAAGTTTAAGCTTCGCCCAATACGTTAAGAAAATAGGTGGCGAGGAAAAAATTGTTATTAGTAAAGCAGAAGGCGAAAAAATAAACGCTGCGTTTGATAGCGTTATCAATTTAGTTGCATTAAGAGAAGCCAGTATTGATAGCTTAATAAAGTATAACATCAAGACAAGGGATAGCCTTCGCATTGATTTACTTACTTTAAAAGATACACTTACCCAACGCAATAAAATAGCAAACGATACGTTAAACGATTATCGTAATAGGTATTATAAAAACATAGCTATCTACGAGAAGTACGAGAAAGCAGTAGATTTTGAAATAAAACTACATAGGCTTAACTCAGTTTTGTTTGCTATGCTAACATTATTTTTATACTCTCAAATAAATTAAAATGAATTTACAAGCATTATCAACAAAGATACCTGCAAACGTATTAGACCAAATACCAGATATTGAAGCAAAGTTTGGCTTGAATAGTAATATTAGGTTAGCACATTTTTTATCTCAATGCGCTCACGAAAGCGGTAACTTCAAAGCCGTTACTGAAAATCTTAACTATGGTGCTAAAGGACTAAGGTCTATTTTTGGCAAATACTTTAAAGACGATGCTACGGCTGCTGCTTATGAAAGAAAACCTGAGAAAATAGCCAATAGGGTTTACGGCTCAAGAATGGGTAACGGAGACGAAGCAAGTGGGGACGGGTGGAAATTTAGAGGTCGTGGCTATATTCAATTAACAGGCAAAGATAATTACACCCAGTTTGACAAATCGGTTGAAGATGATATTTTAGCTAACCCAGATTTAGTGGCTACAAAATACCCTTTAATGTCTGCTGCATTCTTTTTTGAGAGAAATAGCCTTTGGAAAATATGTGATGGCGGTGCTGACAAAGAAGATGTTATTGCTCTTACAAAGCGCATTAACGGGGGTACACACGGACTTGAAGACAGATTAACAAAATTTGCTTTATTTAATTCTTTACTAAAATAAAATATATACTATGAAATGGTTAGCCAATTTATTAGCAGACGAAAGAGGTAGCGTATCTACAAAGCGAGTGATTGCTTTGCTATCGGCTTTATTTATCTGTATTACCTTATTAGCTAATAGCTTTACACATCAAGAGATTGCCCCTTCGGATAAGCTTGTAGATGCCGTAATGGTTATTTGCATAGCTGCTATGGGTACTACAACTATAGATAAATTCAGCCAAAAATAAACAATGCTAAAATCAAAACGCAAACGACTCTTTTTCGATATTGAAGTTTCTGCAAATATCGGCTTCTTTTGGAGTTCCGGTTACAAAATAAATATCGGTCCAGAAAGCATAATCAAAGAACGTGCAGTAATTTGTATCTGCTATAAGTGGGAAGACGAAAAAGAAGTTTACCATTTGGAATGGGATAGTAAACAATGCGATAAAAGAATGTTGCAAAAGTTTGTAGAAGTAGCAAACACGGCATCGGAGTTAGTAGGACACAATGGCGATAAGTTCGACTTAGCGTGGATAAGAACCAGGTGCTTGTTTCATAAGATTGAGATGTTCCCTTCTTACGTTACTATCGACACGCTAAAAGTAGCAAGGCAAAAGTTTAGATTTAATAGCAATAAGCTTAATTACATAGCTGACTATTTAGGTATTGGCACTAAAATCAAAACCGAATATAGTTTATGGAAAGACATTGTCTTGCATAAGGACAAAGTAGCTATGGCTAAAATGATTAAGTACTGCCAAAAAGATGTTGTGTTATTAGAGCAAGTATTTAACGCACTAAAAAACCACATAGAACCTAAAACACATTACGGAGTTATCTTCGGTCAAGACAGAGGCTCTTGCCCTGAATGTGGGAGCGATGATCTAATTATTTCACTTCGTAGAACAACCGCAACCGGAGTAAAGAAAATATCTTACAAGTGCAAAACTTGTTTTAAAATGCATAGCAAAACCGACAAATAAATGGATAGTAAAATACTTAGCTTAGTAATTGAAGATATGCGTAGCCGTGAGCAAGTAGGTAAAAAGAAGTACAACTGCACAATGGACAGGGAAGATTTATCGACAGGCGAATGGATAACACATTTGAAGCAGGAATTACAAGATGCAATCCTTTACCTCACTAAACTTGAACAGATACACAATGCGCCTCAAAAAGATATTTAGCTTCGGAAATATTTTAGATCGAGATACCTACGAGCAACTTAGAGAATTAGATTATAACAACCCAAACTTTAAGGGTTGCGGAGACGAGTTCCAGTTTAACCGGGAGTGGTGGGTTATGCTTGACGAAGGCGAAATAGTTGCTTATTGCGGATCAATTTACTCTAAAGGCATTTGCATATTTAATAGAGCGTGGGTTAAAAAATCACATAGAGGGCAGGGCATACAAAGACGAATGATTAAGACCAGGTTAAAGGCTGCTTCTACTTTTTGCCACATAGCGATTACTTACACTACCTTAGACAACTTCCCTTCAGCTAATAACCTTATTTCGTGTGGGTTTAGGCTTTACCTACCGGAGTATTCATACGGGGGTTCTGACAAACTTTACTTCCAAAAGTTACTATAAAAGGTAGTAAAACTACTACTTTTGGCTGCATTTTACTTCCGACTTTGTACGTTCTGGCGTACATAATTGGTAATAAACTGCACAATCTAAAGTGCAATTAAGTCGGTAATTACCATCATTACATACTATTTTTTGACATAATGTGCTATAAAATGCACATTAACTCGTGTTTTTGTCCTATGTAAAACCCATTATTTGCATCATTGTTGCAAAAATAATTTATATAATTTTACACTTTGTATTGTTAATTGTAGTATATTTGTTGAAACAAAACACAAATGACACATTTAACCAACTACCAGAAGTTCCAATTCGAGAGATTTGGCACTATCTTACTGCAAGACGGGAGCAGTACACAAAACCCGTATGATCCAAAATTACTGCCTAAAAACTACGACTACGAAGACGACGATTACACCTTCACTCGTTGGGTTGAAAACAATGCAGAACTTGAACTTTTAAAAAACGAATTATATGAAGATTGAATTTGTAAAAGAAACTAAGCCAGACGGAACTATTTTTTATTACACTTTAGTAGATAACAAATACGATAGCGCAAGTATGTACTTGGAATATTCTCAGGCTTACGAGTATTTTTTAAGCCTAAAGAAAAGACAAGAACCTATTATCGAAATTTTAGAACACTATTCAATAGACACTCAAAACAAATAACAATGGATAATCAAATACAAAACTTATTAAACTTAGGTATAAATTTAAACAAATTTTATTCTATTGAAGTTCGATCTTGCGACATAATACTACAAGGGTGGGTAACAAGTTCCTTAATGAATGATCTAAATGTATTAGGATATGAGTTCGATTATATCAAAGAAAATAATTGGTTTCTTTGTAGAAAAGGAAACGTAAGAATTATCTTAACTTTAAACTATTAATTATGAGCCTAATAAAAATTCAACAGGAACTAAAAGCACCTAAAAACCAATTCAATGCTTTTGCTAAATACAAGTACCGAAGTGCAGAAGATATTATCGAAGCTGCAAAACCTATCTGCCATAAGTACGGCTATGCTTTAATGTTAAGTGACGAAGTAATAGAAGTAGGCGGTAGAGTTTATGTAAAGGCTACGGCTTGTTTAAGTAACGGAGAAGACAACATAACTTGTACCGGGTTAGCGCGTGAAGAGGAAAACAAAAAAGGTATGGACGCTTCACAAATTACCGGAGCAGCAAGTAGCTATGCCAGGAAGTACGCACTTAACGGACTGTTTGCCATAGACGATACTAAAGATGCAGATGCTACTAATGAGCATAAAGACGAAGTAAGCGAAGGGCAAAAGGCGTTTTTAATTGAAGCACTTGATAAAACAAAGTTTACTGAAGACCAGAAAGTAAAGGCTGCTTTAAAAATCAATGCCATCAAGACCTTAGACGAGTTTAACAAGATTAAAGAAACAATAAAGAAAAGCTAATATGATAACAGCTATTGAAAAATTAGAAGCATTATTTTACAATGAAGCAGACCCTACAATTAATAGTAGTAGTTGGGTAATACACGAAAGAACATTAAAAAAATTAATTTTAGCTGCTAAGGAAATAGAAAAATATCAGATAATAGATGCGTATAATCAAGGATACTCAGATGGGCTTGATAAGACAAATCTAAATGATAATTATTACAATGAAGCGTATCAAAACCAATATAAAAAGAAAAGCTAATGAAAGAACTGTTACCATTTGAAAGGCAGATATTACTTGCAGAAGTTTACCACTACGCTTGGTATAACGAAGAGGCTTACTCAGACCTTTTAGCGTTTATAGATAAGTATCAAACCATTTTAGATAAACCAGTATTTTTAACCCAAATCCCAAACAATGACACAGAAACAACAAATCTTGAACCACTTGCTTTCGGGCAAAACCTTGACACCAATCCAGGCTCTAACGAAATTTAATAGCCTGAGATTATCGGCAGTTATCTTTGAATTAAAACGCAAAGGATATAAGATACAGTCCGATTTAATTAACGTAGGTAACAAGAAACAACCTAAATTTGTAAGTAAATATTCACTAATAAAAAAGTAAAAAATGGAACAAAAAAAATGGAGTGCAGGTGCTTGGAAAAAGCAGACCACTAAAGGAGAAGTAATTAATTTTACAATCGAGAATGTTAAATACTCAATGTGGGTTAATGCTTACAAGACAGAGGATAAGCAACCAGATTACAAGATTTATTTAAATGATTTCAAACCTAAAGAAGACACGGAAGGATTGCCGTTTTAATTATGCTAACTAAAAATAGAGATGTTTCAATAAGACAACTGAAGGAGTTGTACTATGCTCAACGTAATACCCACGTTAAATTGCACGAAATGATGTCGCAGTTAGGGTTGTTAGGCTTAGAAGACAACGAGCCTTTAGGTGCGGATATAGGTGCGAGAAGCATCGTTAAATTAGTTGAAGAGGTATTTGAATGCGATATATCAAGAAGGGATAGGAGTTTAAGAACTACCTTTGGGCGCAAGGCTGCTGCTTACTTACTCAGAAAGTATACTAAATTGAACCTAAAAGAGATAAGCGCATACACCGGCACTAAAGACCATACCACCGCAATTCACAATATCAAACAAGCAAACAACCTAATTGATACGGAAGATTGGTTTAAGGACAAATTAAAAAGAATTTGCCAAAAGATTGAAATTACGGAAAATTAGTTTATATTTGTAAAAAGACACATAGACGAACTGCGAACCGCCTATGTGTTTAGTGGTTAAATAATAATAACCCTGGTAGTTCGCAGCTATCGGGGTTTATTTTTTTTATGGCAAAAGACCCAGCGTTTTTATTTTATCCCGGTGACTATGTAAGTGGCACTATGGGAATGACATTTGAAGAGAAGGGAGCATATATGGACTTGCTTATGCTTCAGTTTAACCGAGGGCATATGAACACTCATATGATACAACATACGGTTGGTCACTTGTGGGATCAAGTGAAATGCAAGTTTATTCAGGATAACGAAGGTTTATGGTACAATGTCAGGCTTGACGTTGAAAAAGAAAAGCGTAAAACCTTTACTGAGTCAAGGCGAAACAATATGAAACCTAAAGACAAACCCTCATATGAACCCCCATATGAAACGCATATGCAACACCATATGGACTCCCATATGGAAAATGTAAATGAAAATATAAATAAAGATATTAATACTAATAAAAGTAAATGTAGTTTTGAACAAGCTTTTGAATATATGGCTAATAAAATTAGTTTAGATTTAGCTAAGATTGAAGCTGAAAAGTTTGTAAATTACTATACAAGCAACGGGTGGAAAGTAGGGAAAAACCCTATGAAAAGTTGGACACACGCAGCAAATACTTGGTTAATAAACTCTAAACAATATGCAAAAGGAACTACAAACAATCACAGAAAACTTAATAAGCACGAACTCGAAGAACTTAGAAATCACAACTACGTCTTCTCTACTTCCTATGGAGAAGGAGATTATGACCGCATTCTCGGGGGAAAGAATGAGGAACCTAAACTCTATCATATTTAAGCAAAACATTATTTACCTTATGCAGCTTGTAGGAATTAATACTCCTGGAGACGTTAAGTTAGCAATTTTAGAAGATTGGATAAGAACCGAGTATGGTGGGTTTACAATAAACGAAGTTAAAGTAGCGTTTAAGCAAATGGTAGCGAATGACTTTATAGATCACTACCAGAACTTTAGCCCTGCATACTTTAGTCAGGTTATGGATAGGTACAAGAAAAAAGCAAACGAAGTAAGAAAAATGATTCCACAAGAACGAGTTGAAGCAATCCCACACTTAACCGATTTAGAGATAATTGATTATAGTTATCAAGAATATAAGGTTTTAGAGAATAGAACTTTTGATAGGTTGTTCAATCCATTAAGCGTATTTACAAAGCTTAATAGTACTGGCATTAAGGTATGGACAAAAGAAGATGGCGCACTTGCTAAAAAGAAACTTATGGAGATTATAACCTACAAAGCTAATAAAATGGACATCATAAGTGCAAAGCAGTACAGGGACGAATGGACTGAACAATGGTTAAAGAACCAGGCTCGAGCAGTTGCAGTAGCTTTATTTTTTGAGGAACAAATAAAAATTGGCAAAGTTTCGTTTTCTTAATATAGTTTTGTAATATGACCGCAAACGAATTAACCAAACAAGCAATCCAAACTCTAAATAAAAATGGGTGCTTTGTATGGCGTAACAATAACTTAGCGGTTAGGGGTCGCACCTTTATAGGACTTAAAGGAGTGCCAGATGTTGTTGGCTTCCACACACAAAGCGGAGTAGCGGTTTACTGCGAGACCAAAGCAATAGGCGATAAGTTAAGCAGCTACCAAATAGCGTTCTTAAACTTAGCAAAGACGGCAAATTGCTTCTGTTACATAGCAACCGAAGAGAACGGCAAATTAACCATAAAAGAATATGAACAAGAATAGCATCATATTAGAACTTTGGGAGAGCCGAGAACTAAAGGAAGCAATAGATAAAATGCAGCCTGAAGATTTACGAGAAGATTTAAGAAGCGAAATATTTAAGGTGCTATGCGAAATGGACGAGGAACGATTAATTGATATGCGCACCCGGAACGTATTAAAGTTCTACTTGGTTAGGACAATGATTAATATGATGCAGAGTAATACAAGCCAATTTTATAGGACATACCGAAAACCTTTAGAAGTAGAATTAATAGTACACGATAGGGACGAAGATTTACTTAACAAAGTAGAAGATGAGTTATCAAAGATGCACTGGTACAAAGCGGAACTATTGCGAGTGTATGCAATTAAGCATAACTGCAACGCTAAAGAATTAAGTAGGGTTACAGGCATTCCGTATATGTCAATACATAGGGAACTAAAATTAACTAAACGTGAATTAAAAAAACAATTACGCAAATGATAATTATAGCAGCGATATGCTTTGCAATATTCTTTGTAGAGATACACCAATTCCATAGAAAATGGTATTTAGATTTTAAGCCTTTTAGTTGCACGAGTTGTTTAGCAGCTTGGACAGGGTTAGTTTTATATTTACTACCTGCAATATGTACCGACATAATTGCGTTTGTATTTATACCCGGAGTGTTAGCACCTTTACTTTCAAAAATAATGTGGAACTTATGGAAATAGAACACCGCAACTTTTTAGATCAACACATTGGTAATTGGCATACAGTTCAAAACGGATATGTGCGAAATATCGACTTAGACATCTTAAAAATGTACGAGCATATTTATCGTAAGTATATGAGTCCAGATTTCATATTAACAGTATGGTGCGGTAATTGTATCTTCGATATGATTAAACGCTTGTATACTTGGTACGAAGAGCAACCTAAACCCAAAAATAAAAAAAAGAATGGCTAACTTAATCCACCCCACCGCTATCATTGGCGATAACGTAATTATCGGAGACGGAAACTACATTGGTGCTTATTGTATAATCGGAGACAAAGCAGAGCATAAAAAGTTCTGGAATAAAGAAAAAGGCAAAGTATACATAGGCGATAACAATGTTATTACAGGACTTGTAACAATAGATGCAGGTACCGAAATAGATACCTTTATTGGCAATAATTGTTTTATAATGAAACACGCACACATAGGACACGATTGCACTATCTTAGATAATGTTACAATAAGTTGCGGAGCAAAAATAGGTGGTCACTCTATTGTAGATCAAGGTGCTAATATAGGACTTAACGCAGTTCTACATCAATTTGCAAACGTAGGAGAAAATTGTATGATAGGAGCAAGTGCCTTCTTAAAAGGAGATGCAAAACCAAATACTAAATATGCAGGAGTACCGGCAAGGGAAATCGGCTCAAACATAAGATAATGAAAGTAGCTATTTTATTACTTGCACAAAATAGACACGATTTAACGCAGCGTGTAATTAACCAAAACTTTTTTAACTCTGGTTACAATGCGGACTGCTTCTTAATAGACAATGGCAGCGACACGCACGAAACTTTTAACTACCCTTTTGCCGGTTATGACTTATCAAAAGAAAAGCGAGGCATAGCAGCCGGGGTTAATGCAGGACTTAGGATAACGCAGAACTACGATGCGGTTTGTTTATTAGCTAATGACATTTTATTACCACAAGATTGGTTAGCTAAGTTTGTTCTGTTTGCACAACGAATAGAGAAGACAGGCATAATAGGAATACATTGTGTAGAAGATTTGCCGCCAATAGTAGACGTGGTACATAAAACGCATACACCTTTTGGCGATAACTTTATTACTCGTGAACTTATAGACAAGATAGGTGGGTATAATACCGAGTATGACCCATACGGAATGCAAGACAGAGATTATGGGGAACGAGCAACTATTACAGGCTTTACCAACTATTACCTTCCAGATATGCGCTCGGAGCATATAGGACACGATGTCGGTAACGGCACGGAATATAGAAGAATGAAGGACGAAAGTTTAGGACGGGCGCAAAGTGTATGGGAAAAATACCAAGACATTTACCATAACCAAAAGAATATAAGATGCGAATACTTTGTATAACTTCTGCCAACTCAGGTGTAGGACTGCACCGAATTATGATGCCGATAGTACACTTAGAAAAAGAGTACGCACTTATAACAGATGTATTGAATGACGAACTACTTGAGCAAGGTTGGGATATTGTGCTAATGAATAGGATGCTTAATGAAATAGATGCCAAGCAAATGGACACTTGGCGCACTAAGTACGGCTTTAAGTTAGTAGTAGATAACGATGACCATTGGGAACTTAGCGAAAGCCATTTATTGTATTTAAGATATAAGCTTAACAATATACCTAAATTAATTACCGATTACTTAAAGATAGCAGACCTTTGCACCTGCACTCACGAAAGGTTAGCAAGTGAGATAAGTACTTACAATAAAAACGTACACATTTTACCAAACGCATTACCTTATGGGCAAGAACAATTCCAGGATAACAAGACCGAAGATTACAAAGTAAGATTGTTTTGGTCAGGCAGCGGAACGCACGAAAGGGATATAGAAATACTAAGGCAGCCTTTCAAAAGGTTACAAGGTATGAATATAAGAACTGTAATAGCAGGTTACAACGATGCAGAGAAACCTATCTGGGATAAAATGATTGATAGCTTCACTTGTGGTTTAAAGCTAAACCCTACGATCTATAACTATGCAAGAGTAACGGAATATATGGGCGCTTATACGGATAGTGACATTTCAGTTATCCCACTTGTAGATAACAAGTTTAATGCTATGAAGTCAAATCTAAAGGTATTAGAAACGGCTGCAAAAAAGAACCCTGCCATAGTTAGTCACGTCAATCCTTACTTAGATATGCCCGTGCATTACGTTAAAAGCCAGAAGGATTGGTATAAACATATAAGAGATTTGGTAAGTGATGCGGATATGAGAAAGGAAAGCGGACAAAAGCTATTTGAGTTCTGCGAAAAGAAGTATAACTTTGACGAGATAAATTTAGACCGAAAGTATATTTATAGTAAACTATGCCAGTAATAAAATGCTCAAACGGGAAATATAGAATAGGCTCAGGCGGTTGCGTTTACGATACCGAAGAGAAGGCTAACCAAGTTTGGAAGGCTATCCTTGCAGGTGGCAAGTTCGCAGATAGCTATACCGATTACCCTGAAAGTGCAACTAACAACGCAAAACGTGCTTTAGAATGGGCAGATAAAAATGGTTGGGGTTCTTGCGGAGAAGCGACTGGCAAAGCAAGAGCAAGGCAGTTAGCAAATCGTGAGCCGATTAGTAGAGATACGATTGCCCGTATGGCTTCGTTTAAAAGACATCAACAACATAAAGACGTTCCTTATAGCGAAGGTTGTGGTGGCTTAATGTGGGATAGCTGGGGTGGTACAAGTGGCGTTGAATGGGCGATTAATAAACTAAAAGAAATAGACGGAAAATAATTTGCATAGTTAATTTTTTTAAACAATTATTATTAATCAACGAAGAAAATTAATGGGGAAACTATGCAGAAACACACACAAATTTATTTGCAGGGAATGGGGTATAAAAAAACGGACTTCATTCCTTGCGAAGTGTGTGGCTCACAAGCGGTAGACATACATCATATTGAGGCGAGGGGAATGGGTGGCAGCAAAGATAAAGACACGATTGAAAACCTAATGGGATTGTGTAGGAAGTGCCACATAGAATACGGAGACAAAAAACAATATAAAGATTTCCTAAAAGACATACACGCAAAGAATTATGGCAAAGATTAAAGAGAACAATAACAAAGTTAGCTTTGGCAAACGCAAAAGAGGCTCTGCAAAGAAGTCCTTTAACAAGCATAATCCAAGACCTAAAGATTACAAAGGTCAAGGCAGATGAGAAAACTAAACGCTATATGGCTACTTCTTACACATAAAGCATACTTCCTTGCGGTATGTAAGACGGGTAAAAACGGAGACGATATGACCACAATAGGACACTATACCTATGCAATGGCAGAAACTTTGATTAACAAACATATAGCAGACGTAGATACTTATCTCGACCAAGAAGATGCAATAGACGAAGCAAACGATATAATTAACGGAATACTATGATACAAAACGTACCAATCAACACAGTAAAAGCAAACCCAAACAACCCGAGGATAATCAAAGACGATAAGTTTGTTAAGCTTGTTAAATCAATTAACGAGTTCCCTCAAATGCTAAAACTTAGACCTATTGTTGTTAATGACGATATGGTTGTGCTTGGTGGCAATATGCGACTTAAGGCTTGTAAAGAAGCCGGACTTAAAGAGATACCTATAATCAAAGCAAGTGAACTAACCGAGCAGCAGCAAAAGGAATTTATAGTTAAAGATAACGTAGGCTATGGAGAATGGGATTGGGATGACCTTGCTAACAATTGGGATGTAGATGAGTTAACCGAATGGGGATTAGACATACCTGGCTTTGATGCAGAAGTTATAGAAGCCGAGGAAGATGACTTTGCAGTTCCAGACGGGGGCATTGAAACGGATATAGTATTAGGAGATTTATTTGAGATAGGGGAACACCGATTGCTTTGTGGAGATAGTACGGATAGCGACCAAGTGGCTTTGTTAATGAACGGGCAAAAGGCTGATATGGCTCACAACGACCCACCATACGGAATGAAAAAAGAAAAAGAGGGGGTACTAAACGATAATCTTAATTATAATGATTTACTCGATTTCAATAGGGAATGGATTGCTTTACAATTTATGCACCTAAAAGAAAACGGAAGTTGGTATTGTTGGGGTATTGATGAACCGCTTATGGATATTTATAGCGAGATATTAAAGCCATATATAAAAGAAGATAAAATCTATTTTAGAAATTTAATCACTTGGGATAAAATAAACGGACAAGGACAACTTTCTGCTTCAAGAAGAAGCTATGCCGTAGCAGATGAAAAGTGTTTATTTATTATGCTTGGACAAGATGGGAAAAATAGAAAAGTAGATGATTTTTATGAAGGCTACGAAAACATATTAAATTGGCTTAAAGAACAAAAAGAAAAAAGTGGATTATCAAATAGCAAAATTTTAGAAATTACAAGTTCTGCTCATTCTCACTATTGGACAAAATCACAATGGGCATTTCCAACTGAAAAAGATTACAATGCTATTAAACAAGCAAGTAATGGAAAAGCATTTCAAAAAGAATATAGTGATTTAAAAAATGAATATGATCTAGCAAAAAATGAATTATATACATCAAGAGCTTATTTTGATAACACTCACGATAATATGAATAATGTTTGGCATATCAAAAGAACAAGCCAACAAGAAAGAGAAGACACAGGTAATCATGCTACACCAAAACCTATACCATTATGTGAAAGAGCAATAAAATCAAGTTGCCCAGATAACGGATTAGTTTTAGATATGTTTTTAGGTTCAGGAAGTACAATGGTTGCATCGCATCAATTAAAAAGAAAGTGTTACGGAATGGAACTCGACCCTAAATATTGCCAAGTGATAGTAGATAGGATGCGTAAACTTGACCCAACATTAGTTATTAAAAAGAACGGAGAACCAATTTAAAAACAGCGAAATTACAGCGATGCCTAATCCACAAAATATAGAGCCGTATAAAATGCAGAAGGGGGAAACATTGAACCCAAACGGCAGACCCAGAAAGTATGTAAGCCTACTAAAAGAGCAAGGATATAAACTTGCTGAGATAAACGATACTATACAAGCTATGATGTCAATGGACTTAGAGGAACTTAAAACAGTATGGGATAACCCGAAGGCAACGATACTTGAAAAGACGATAGCATCAGCTATGCGTAAGAGTTTAGAGAAGGGCAGCCTTTATAGTTTAGAAACTTTGCTTACCCGTGTTTATGGTAAGCCTAAAGAATTAGTAGATATTCAAAGCGATAACAAAATAGAGATAGTATTTGTAGACGGCAAGACAATTCTTTAATGCGGATAGAACTACCTAACGGACATATAAACCAAAAGAAGATACTTGACTGCGAAGCCAGGTACATAGTTGTTATGTGTGGGCGAAGGTTCGGCAAATCGGAGTTAAGCCAAATCAAATGTATTACAACCGCAATCAAAGGCGGTCAGGTTGCTTACATAACACCGACCTATAAATTAGCAAAGGTATTTTTTGAGAAGCTTTGCAATAGCCTTCCGTTCCCTAATAACAAATCGGACTTAAATATCAGCTTCCCAAATGGTGGCAAGGTTGAGTTCTTTACGGGGGAACGCTTGGACAACCTGAGAGGTCGCAAGTTTAACCTGGTAATAGTAGACGAGGCTTCCTTTATACCTAACTTAGAAGATGGGTGGCTTAACTCAATAAGACCTACCTTAACTGACTACAAGGGTAAGGCTATATTCTTAAGCACCCCTAAAGGTAAAAACTACTTCTTTAGTTTGTTTAGCAAAGCCGAACCCGATTGGCAAAGCTTTAAGTTCACTACATACGATAACCCTTACATAGACCCGAACGAAATAGACGATGCAAGGAAGCAACTGCCAGAGGTTGTATTCGAGCAGGAGTATATGGCAAACCCTGCCGAGAACGCAGCAAACCCATTTGGTAGCCAACATATTCGTAAGTGCTTACACCCTGTTACAAGTATGCCTGTAGTAGCTTATGGTATTGACCTTGCCAAGTCGGTCGATTGGACTGTTATCATAGGTTTAGACGAAGACGGCAACGTGGCTTATTTTGACCGCTTTCAAATGGATTGGCATAATACTAAGCAAACTATCCTTAGGCTGCCTAAATGCCCTATCCTTGTCGATTCTACGGGGGTTGGCGACCCGATACTTGAAGACCTACAAAGAGAAGGGGTAATGATACAAGGCTTAAAGTTTACAAGTTCAAGTAAGCAGCAGCTAATGGAAGGCTTACAAGCTGCGATACATCAAGGTAAGATAGGCTACCCTGAGGGGATAATAAGCCAGGAGTTAGAAGTGTTTGAGTATCAGTATACTGCAACGGGGGTAAAGTACTCAGCACCTTCCGGCTTTCACGATGATGCGGTAATGGCTTTGGCTTTGGCTTGGCAGAACTTTAGCCTTAAACGTGGCACGGGTAGGTATGCTTTCCTATAATTGCAACAAGGTTACAAAAATAAATTTGGTGGATTGTGTAAAACTTGTATATTTGGTTATTATTTAATCAAAACACAAACACAATGAAAAAAGAAACCGCACAACTTTTAGCCGTATTTTTAGTAGCTTGTTACCTTATTGGTCAATTACAAGACATCTACTCAAGATGATCTACGCTATTTGCCTTCTGCTAATTGCAACAGGTTTTGTAATGGCAGCTTTAACTGACTATTTAATTAAACACAATGACACAAAGCGCAAAAGAATACATAGACAAATACTACGCAAGTGAGCCAATTAGTATAATGATGTCTAACATTGATGCTACTTACTTAGAGATACTAACCTATTGCACCGAGCAAGGATACGAACCGGTAAAGCGTAGGTTAAGAAGACCCGAACATAAGTCACAAATTGGCTTTTTTGACATTGAGAATTACAAACCCGAAACAATATGAGTTTTTATTTTGATGATGATGGATATTTTGGTATTCCAAGAATATCAGTTAATAGAACAGAACCATATAAACTACAAATAAACAAACCAATGGAACTACAACAAATCTTCGAAACAACAAAAGAACAAAGGACTGAGTTTACCTATCAATTAATTGAACGATTAAACGCAGGGGAACTTGATCCGTTAAAAACACATCTCCAGGTTAAAGCCTTAGAGGATATGCTCGAAACCTTAAAGGCAAATAAGGACTATAAAGATGCAGTATTACAAGCAGCCGTACTTAATGGCAAGGACTTCGAGTATATGAGTGCAAAGTTTAACATTCGCGAGGTAGGAGTTAAGTACGATTATAGCAAATGCGAAAGCCCACAATACGAGGAAATATTGACCGAGTACAATAGTGCAGCTAAAGCCAAAAAGGACATGGAAGAGTTTTTAAAGAAGGTGCCACATCAAGGACTTGACATTATAAACGGAGTTACTGGCGAGGTTACCAAAGTTTACCCACCTGCTAAGAGTAGCACAACCTCAGTAGCCGTATCTCTAAAGTAATAAAAATATTATACTTCTTTACAATTTGCTTACCTTTGTTTGCAGTAGCTTACATCGGTGGGCATCTTGTATATATTATAAAACAATTAAAATGATACTTTTACCATTCGCAATAATTATAGTAATTTTAGCTATAATTGAAGTTAGGGATATGTATAACCAAACGAAATGATAGTAGCAATAATATGTTCTTTAATCTCAGCAACCCTTATATCAATAGTATGGGTTCGCTTAATAGATCAAAGCAACAAGATACTTGAACAAGACAAAAAAAATGACACCAAAAGAAAAAGCTAATAAATTGTGTATGAGGTTTTTGATACAAACAACTACTGACATACCATACGGAATAAATAAAGCTATTGCTAAAGAATGCGCCTTAATAGCAGTAGACGAGATATTAAAAACTAATCCGTATAAGGCTCGTAATTATTGGCAAGAAGTTAAAACTGAAATAGAAAAATTATGACTTGGAACGAATTAACGATTTGGCAGTACCAACAGATTTATCCAATAGTTACTAAGCCTGAGAAGGATTGGACTAACTTAGACGTAGAGAGTAAGCTTGTAGGTATAATCTACAATCTAACCGACACCCAGGTTGATAGCCTATCTATTCAGCAATTCAATAATCTAAGGGCAACACTTAGTTTTTTAGACGATAAGATTGAAGGTAAGCCGGTTAAGTATACGGAAGTAAACGGCAAACGATACCGATTTGTCTATGATGTGCAGCAAATCAAAGCAGCCAGATATATTGAAAGCAAGGTATTCAGCACCGACTTAATTAACAACTTGCATAAGTTAGCAGCCTCAATGGTTATGCCTCAGCGTAAAACTTGGTATGGCAGATGGGTAGACGATACCTATGATGCGGCAAAGCATAGCGAGTATGCAGCCGACCTACAAGCCTCGAACTTTGTTCACGTTTATCATTCGGTTGTTTTTTTTTATCAAGTATACAGAAATTGGATCGAGGTTTCTCAGGCTTATTTGATACAGGAAATGATGTCGAAGGGAATGAGTCCGGAGTCAGCGCAAGAGGCGGTTCAAATTTTATGCAGCACTTTGGATGGCAATATTGCGCCAAATCTGTTGCCGACCACGAAAATATCACAGTTGACCAAAGCTATGAACTTTCAACAATCCAGTTCCTAAATACACTTAGTTACCTGAAGGCTAAAGCCGATTACGATAAAGAGCAACATAGGAAACTTAAATAAGACAAGCCCTGCCATTTTTGGTGGGGTTAGTTATTTTTAGACCTTCCTTATATTTATTAGCGTGAGAATAGATAAAGCACAAATACAATCCTTAAGGGATAGATTTATACAAAGCATAGGCGATACTGCCTTTGGAAAGGTTAAGGAAGGCGATTTGCCTGTATTAGAGGAAACATTGTCTTTATACGGACAAGCCTTTAATGATGCCCTAATCAATATATTAGATCAAGAGAATATAACAAGTTCTGGTAAGTTAGCAGAACCGGCAATAGGGATTGTAACTAAATTTGGAAACAGTTACGTTTTAAGTTTAGGATATGAGCAAGGAAGCGAACAAGACAAATACTTTAGGTTTGTCAATAAAGGGGTTAAGGGTACAAACAATACAAAGGCAGATGCTAAAACACCTTATTCGTTCAAAACAAGTAGCAAATCAATTCCGGTTAATGTAATAGAAAAATGGCTTAGTTATAATAAGTTAAAATCGGTAGCCGTTAAGAAGTATACAAAACTTGGAGCGGAAAGCAAAGCAATACAAGGCAAAAAATCTTTAGCTTGGGCGATAGCAAAAAGCATACATACTAAAGGACTTAGGTCTACGCACTATTTTGACAGAGCAGTAGCCCAAATATTTAATAAAGAATTTATTGAAAATATAGCAGTCGCAGTAGGTGGCGATGTATTAATTCAAATAAAGCAAACAGTAAACGAAAGCAAGAATGGCAATAACAATAACAAGTAGCCCTGCACCTTATTCGTCAATGCACGATAACCTTTGGTTTGTGTCAAGTTCTACTAATAGTGGAACTACAAACTTTAAGTTCGTGTATGATGTATACATTAACGGAAGCCAAGTAATTAGATCAAAGGTATTCCCTGCGCCAAGTGCAGAAGGCAGCTATGGGGTATTTAACGCATCTCCAATGGTAAGAAGTTTTGTAACTAATTATTTCGAGCCTTCAGGAAACTCAATACTTGTAGCTTCAAACGATAAGATTAAAGTAGATTACCAAGTAAGGATAGGCGAAGAGGTTAGCGGTGTAACTACTACAAACTTAGCATCTGGCAGCTACTCAGCTTACAACTTTGTACCCCCATTGTTTGCCGATGTATTCTTGACAAAGAACAATACACCATTAGTGTTATCGGACTATTACGATAATTTACTATTGGAAAACTTTACAGATGACTTCTTGACGGAAAGGGACACAGACGAGATAACCTTAGAATATGGAGATAACTTTTATATTACCTTCCTACGCATAGCAACGGGCGGTTACTCAGCTTGGGTTGAAGTATTAGGCGATGGCGACGTGGTTACTAATACTGTATCGGGTAACATTACTTTAGGCGGTCAATTTAATATGTTTAACCTACAAGCAGGACACATAAACGATTGGGCATCTGGCACGATTATAGACGAGAATACATACGGCTACAACTTCTATTTAAAAAGAAGTGGCGCACAAACAAGGGTAATAAAATTAAGACATAAGTGCTATCCTAAATACCAACAATTTAACTTAGAGTTCTTGAATAGATTAGGCGGTTGGGACACTAAAAAATTCGCTTTAGTAAATAGAAGGTCAAGCGAGTATCAAAGGGCATCATACAGGCGAAGCGATTGGCAGCTTGTAGGTGGGCAAATGACAAACATAGATGGATATAACAGATATAACGAAACAACTTTTAACTATGCTATTCAGCATAAAGATAAATATAGGCTTACTTCTGATTGGGTTAGCGAACAAGATTATTCGTGGTTGGCTCAGCTTGTATCGAGTCCTATTGTGTATATGGAAGTACTTGGTGCTTACTTCCCTGTTACCATAAGCACGAGCAATTATGAGTACAAGTTAGAGAGCGCGGACAAGTTATTTAACTTTGAGATTGAAATAGAAGTAGGTAAGTATTTAACAAGCCAATTCAGATAATGATTAGTACAGAGATATACATAGAGGAACAAAAGATTGATCTATTGCAGGATATATCCACGGAGTTCACTTATGCGATTGACGATGTAAGTGAGTTCGGTAGTCGCAATACTTCTTTTAGTAAGACAATAAGCATACCAGGAACGGCTAACAATAACTTGATATTTGGTTACATCTTCGAACTTAACAACGCAAACGTAACTTACAATTCACTACCAAACGTAGGTTATAACTACAACGTAACCAAACAAGCTAATTGTAAAATATTTATTGATAAGGTGCAGATATTTAAAGGCACTTTAAGAATATTGGAGATAGTAATAGACAAAGAAACTATTGAATACCAATGCAGCGTGTTTGGGGAACTTGGCGGTTTTATTAACCAGTTAGGTAATAAACGTTTAGAAGATTTAGATTTTAGTTCTTACAACCATACTTATAGCGTTGCCAATATTAGTGCGAGTTGGGATAACCCGGGCGGTTCTGGTTATTACTATCCTCTTATTGATTACGGGAATGTTAGTACCGGGCAGTACGGAGTTGCTAAAAAGGACTTTCAATACACAACTTTTAGACCTGCTTTGTACGTTAAGGAATATATACAAAAAATATTTGCCGATACAGATTACACATTTAATTGCTCGTTCTTTGATACTCCTTTATTTAAAAGGCTTATCATTCCGCATAACCAAACAAACATTACAGTACTTGCTAATACAAGTTTAAGTGCATCTGCTAACTTAATTACAATAAATACAAACCTAAGTCCTTATGCAGAATATACATTAATAACGGCAGGTAACTTTTCACTTGATTCATTAGGGCAGCTATTTACTTATAATGGAGTGCCTACAATTACAACAAACATACAAGTATTGTTAAGAGGTAACGTAACTTTTAACCCAAGCTTACCAAACTTTTCTGTTATACTTAAAAAGAACAACGTAGAAATAGGAAGACAAGATTTCGATGCAAGTATTAGCACCTTTATGAATTGTGATTTCACAGTTAGCGGTGTAAACTTTGCGACTACTAATACAATGCAGGTCGAGATATTAGGCAACGGAATTATACTTGATGTTACATTAGGAGAGATAGTAGTTACAACAAGCACACCTACACAGGTGCAAGTTAATTTAGGGGAAACAATTAAAGTAAGTGAGACAATTCCTAAAGGTGTATTTCAGCGCGACTTTTTTATGAGCATTGTTAAAATGTTTAATCTTTATGTTTATGAGAATAAGTTTAACGATAAAGAACTTGTTATTAGTCCGTATGTGGACTTTTATCCTGAGAAGTCGGCTGAAGCATTGGATTGGACTAACAAAGTAGATAGGGCAAAGCCTATAAGTATTAAGCCAATGAGTGAGGTTAATGCTCGTTATTATAACTATAAGTTCAAGCAAGACAATGACTTCTATAACGAAAACTATCGCAAGAAGTATACAGAAGGCTATGGCGATTTTATTTACGATACTGAATTTGATTTTGTAAAAGAAACAGACACTTTAGAAGTTATATTTGCTGCATCTGTTTTATACCAAGCTACCGGACAAGACAAAGTATTCCCGGCTATTTATAAGAAGTCAAACACTAATAGCGCAGAGGATAGAATGGATAGCATTATAAGAATTATGCAAACCAAAAAGATTACGGGTGTATCAAGTTGGAACATTATGAATACAACTACCAACTTAGCTACTTATACAAGCTATGGTTATGCAGGGCATTTAGATGATCCAATTAATTCTAATACTGACATTAATTTTGGTGCGCCTAAAGAAGTGCAATTTGCACCTGCTAACTTTACTGAGTTTAATTTATTTGCTGACTTCCATAGCCCTTACCTTGCTGAGATTACAAACAAGGACAGTAAGCTATTAACTTGCTTTGGTTTATTAGACATAGTAGATATATTCAATTTAGATTTTAGCAAGTATGTTTATATAGACGGGGTTTTATTCAGGCTTAACAAAGTTGAGAACTTTAACCCAATGGAATACAACACAACTAAACTATCGTTTTTAAAAGTGATTAATACACGATATCCAATAATTTAAGATATGGCAGAAAATCAACTCTCGTTTGATATAAAGGTAGGCGGTAACCAAGAACAAGCTATAGGCTCGTTAAAAAAGCAGTTAAGAGAAGCGCAGCAAGACGTACAAGCGTTATCCGATAAGTTCGGTGCTACTTCAGAACAAGCGATTGAAGC